CAGGGAGTCAACGATAAACCGATAGGCAGTCACACCATCATAGATGGAAGTAACTTCCTTGCAAATTAACTTGGTAGTGGTATCAGCGGAGGGCAGAACCAGCTTGCCCGCATCGGTACTGGTACCCTGAACCATCAGGATACCATTTGCAACCGCACCCGCAGCACCATTCACAAGTTCGCCTTCATAAACATAGCCTTGAAGCTTTGTCATATATCCAGCCATGAGTTTTCATTCCTTTCTTGTGAATTTGATGCATACTTACTTGGACAGCAGAGAATATTTGGTTGATTTCTCTTCCTTTTCAAGCAGCGTATACTTTCCTTCGCTGCGGATATCCGCTGTCAAAGGATTGATTTCAGCTGTAACTGTCTGAGGAACAACTTTCTGTTCTTTCAGCTCAGCGATCTCATTTTTAAGACTCTCGATTACAGAAACCAGTTCGGCAATCATCTGCTCGGCAGTCTTTTTGTTTTCTTCCGGCGTAGGAGTAACAGTATCATCTGTCGTTTCCTGAGCCGGAGTTTCTTCAGAAGTAACGGCCGGAGGATCCGTAGGTGTTTCAGATTGGGCATTCTGTCCTTGTCCGGAATCACCTTCGTCGCCGCCGGCATCTTCCGCAATATGGATCCCATCGTCTGCTTCAACGATCTGGGCTTCCGGTTCGCAATGGCTGACAGTAGTCGTAACCATTACAGCTTGACTTACGTCAACCCCGGATTCAGTATCGTAAGCATAAGTCCGGGTTTCTTCCGTATGTGTTTCGGTGAGATGCACAGCCGCAACTTCTTCTGCTGCTTTCTTATCCTTGCAGGCGGTTTCATCTTCCTCTTCAGGTTCTTCTTCCGCCTGTTTCTTGGTTTTACAAGCAGTTTCTTCGTCCACTTCAGTTTCTTCAGCCTGCTCAACAACCTCTTCAGCTGTATCAGCAACTTCAGTAACTTCTTCGGACTTTTCTTCTTCAGCCACAACGGGCTGCTCTACGGCTTCTTCAGCCGTGAGTTCGGGCTTCTTCATTTCCTTTTCACCTCCTTCGGTGTCATCTGCTTTGCGCTGCGCAACTAATTCAAGTGCTACAGCTTCTTCGCAAGCAGGGAAGGTAACAATTGCTGTTCCTTCAAGGTAATTACTGTCCGACGCGTCGATCAGAATTGTTCCGTCATCCAGTTCGTCATATTCGCCTACGGCGATTTCAAAAGAGAATTTCAGGGCTCCGTCTGCAAATAATTCGGAAATGGCTTTGCTCAGCTTTCTGTTGCGCTTTGCAATCCTCGCATAACCAATCAATGCACAGCCTTCGTCCAGACTTTCCTTTTCGAACTGATAGAAGGATCCAATCTGCGTGGAATGGAATTCGCCTGTCTTGCTATCATACAGATGGCCGAGTCGGCGATAGTCGCCGCTTGTAAGGGCGCGAACGTCCGCATACAGCGGCAGGCCCACATAGCGATTCTTATTACCTACAACTTCATCAATAAAAGCTTCGGTAACCCTTGCTCCATTCAGATTCGCCTCTGGAGCTTCACAGATGCGAGCCTTCACAGTCATGAAAATATCAGACTGTTGAATTTCGGAGATGACAGAAGCAAACACCAGTTTGTTCATAATGAATCTCCTTCTTGCTTTCGATTTCCATTCAGAGGGAGATGAAGGAGATCGAAGGCGAATCTATTCAAATGCGCAAAAGCGCAGTTGAACTCTAAAACGCCGGGAACCAGAGTCAAGTCGTAGCTCCCGGCACTACCTGCGATGCGCGTCATGGACGATAGTTCCATGATAGGCGTTGGTAGACGATATTTATTTGTCCGCTTAAGGCGCGGTAACCAAAGCGATGCCGTGTAGGTACGGCAAACCAACCACGCTCAAATTATTTAACGACGCTTGAAGCCAACGTCGTGGGACTTAGCCCGTATCTTCCTGCTTCTCAGAACCATCCGGACGGCTCGGTTTGGGCTGGCGGCCTCTCTCAGCAGCATCAGGATCACTTGTGCGTTCGCTGTCATCTTTTGTCGGCCGTCCGACAGTCTCATTAGAGCTTGCGTTTTTAGGCGCATCTCTCGGAGCAAGATCGTCGTCGAACCCGCCGGAAGATTCCTTCTGGCGTTGGGTTCTTTCAACATCAATGGAATATCCGTTTGTTTCCATCATCGTCTTAGTGGAAACAACACCCTTCTCCCAAAGTTCCGTGCACTTCTCTCTTAAGGCCTTCTTGCCTTCCATTGTTAATGGCTGGAAGTTGAACTGCGGAATCTCTTTTAAGTTATAGGTACCGGGAATAAATTCAGTCAGCCGCTCATTGATCTTTGTCATCATTTCGCAGAACTCTTCTCTCGCAGCGTTAATACGCGTCTCGGCTGTCTGCATGCTGACTTGAGCGGAAGCAAAAGTAGAACCATCCTGTGAAATGCCACTCACAATGATTCCGCTGATGCCGCCGGCTGAAAGAATGTCGTTGTTAACATCCCGGTATTTATCCCACTGGAATAAGTCATCCAGATCTGCCTGAATAAGCTTTGCAGAAGCAAGATGGTTAGTTACAACAAGCGGGAAGCCATTCATTGCTTTCTGGAATAAACGGTAAACTTGTCTGAGCTGCACTTCATCAGGAAGAATGTCCTGTGACTTACTGCTCTCACCATAGGTAACATGAACAAAAGATCTCTTTCCGATATTCAAGATAGCTGTCTCGTAAGAAGAAATTAGTTCCTTCCTTGCAAGAGCCGGTAAACATGCAGCAATAAACGGAACAGCATATCTCATCCAGCCTTCTTTTGGAGCCTGCAACACAAAAGTGTTTTCAGGATTCAGCTGAGCATACTGTTCTCCAGAAACAATTGTTTTTTGAATCTCTTCCGGATAACCTTTCAACACAGTGGCTGTCTCGTTATCTTTGAGGAAGTCTTCACGAATGGAATAGCCTTTCATTCTGAAGCTGTTGATAATACTCTGGCAGTCATACTCCACAATCGGAGTACCATTGAAAGTCATATTACCAATCTTCCATTTATGCACAGGAAGGGTAATTAAATTACCTTCGTGTAAATAGCAGCATACGTTGCCGTATTTCCAGTATTCCTTCATAATACCGGATAACTTTTCCCTGAGTCTCATACGTTTATATTGTTCTTCAAACAAAGCATATGTTTTCTCTTTGGATCCTGTAAGATACCAGTCTGAGCAGGTAGAGTAGGGAACATATACATGTTCAATAATACCCCTGACAATTGGATCAGCATCTGCAAAATAATCTGCAAGCTGATACAGGGAAACAATATTATCCTGCTTGTTGCGAAGGATAGCGGAATAGTCGTAACCTGATAGTTCTCCGCTGAAAGTAATATTCGAGTTTTCAAAACTCTGGAATGTTTCTTCCAGCGAGTTGCCAGCTCCGACTGCAACATTTCTAGGAGCCGTGGACGCCACTGGTGCGTTCCGGCTAAACAGCCGATCAAATAAGCCCATCGGGCGTTCATCTCCTTTCGAAAAACGTGTTCAGAATGTATATATAAAGGGTATGAATACGTTTTTTAAAAATTGCCAACGATGCCAAGAGAAGGAGCGCCACGTCTGTGCTGACGGACACTGTCCTTCTCCAGTTCACAAATATAGTCCAGTCCCATAGCTAATGCTGAGTATCTATCCTTATGCATATTAGCCCTTGGAACATCATATGTTTTGTTACCAGCCGCAGTGGTTTTCTCAACGATATTAGCCATTTCCATCTGCAAAGCATCGGCTTCAATAAAAATAGCCAATTCATCCGGAATCATCCGTTTGGATTCATCTTCTATCTCCAGCTGTCTTTCCTTTACAATCCTCATTTGCATCGGAAGCTCAAGCGTACGTTTCTCCAGAGCTACTCTTAAATTGGAATAGATTCTCTGGTTAGATGCTCTTGTAGGATCCGTAGAATTGTTTACAGCCCGGAAAGGATGCAGCACAGGCCATGCTTCCGGATTGGTTAATGGTTCATCATCTACCACCAGGGGAGGGTATTCCCGTCCGGTAATAGGATCTATCCATTCCCTGTCGAGGAACCTGTCAAGGCTGTCACCCACGCCCCTGGCGTCGTAAATGATCTTCTCTGCATTCGGAAAACGTAAGTGAAACATCTTACGTATTTCTTCCGCAAGAATATCCAATGACTTACCGTTATAACTCCTTATGTTCACAATCTTCTTCAGGTAAGAACCATCATTCTTTTCTGTGAACTTATGAACCATCAGGATAGAATTATCTGAACCTTTAGCATCAGAAGTAGCGATATCCAAAGAGATAACATACCTTGACTTGGA